GATATCAAACTAGACAGTATTCAGGAGTTAAATCACCATTCTTAGAATATAAAACAAAATATGACACACCGGGTGAAGTTATTTGGAACCCACCATTTGGTGCGGCTTCAGGTACAGACAATGAAACAAGAAGTTCAGGTGATAGAGTAAGAAGAACATACTTAGGTGTTTCTAACACCGCAGGTATAGATGCGGATTTCTTATCATATAAAGGAAAACAAAATCCTACTAATTTAGCGACCGCTACTGATTCACAACCATGGTCTTACCTAACTAAAGGTTACCATATGGATTCAGGAGCAACGGTTATTTTAATTTCATCTAACTATGTTACTTCAGGTGAAACCGCTTTTGAAGTTGGTGACGCTAGTTTTGACGGGGAACCTCAAAGTGAAAGTAACCCATATTATAGATTAAATGCACGTAAGTTCACTGTTGTACCATCAGGAGGTTTTGACGGATGGGACATTTACAGGCAATATAGAACTAATGGTGACAGGTACCAATTAGGAGCTGCTGGATTTAGAGCAGGTGCTGCACCATCAATAACTTATCCAACCGCAACAGGGTGGGGAGCATTTAAACAAATTGTAGGTCCAGATAAATTAACTTGGGCTAACACTGATTATTACGCTTACTTATGGGGTCAGTACACATTCAATAATCCTGAATCAGTTAACATTAACGTGTTTACTACACCTGGTATTGATTATGTTAACAACTCAAATTTAGTTGAGTCAGCAATTGACATGATTGAACAGGACAGAGCGGATTCAGTTTATATTTGTACAACACCTGATTATAATATGTTTACACCTTCTTTAGGGAATTTCGATACGGACTTCATTTATCCTGAAGAGGCGGTAGATAATTTAGAGGATACAGGAATTGACTCTAACTACACTGCAACTTATTACCCATGGATTCTTACAAGAGATACGGTTAATAATACACAGATTTATCTTCCACCAACAGGTGAAGTTGTTAGAAACTTAGCATTAACAGACAACATCGCTTTCCCATGGTTCGCATCAGCGGGTTACACGAGAGGTTTAGTTAATTCTGTTAAAGCACGTAAAAAACTAACACAAGAAGATAGAGATACACTTTATCAAGGTAGATTAAACCCGATAGCAACCTTCTCTGATGTTGGTACAGTTATTTGGGGTAACAAAACTTTACAGATTAAAGAATCTGCACTTGATAGAATAAATGTTAGAAGATTATTACTACAAGCACGTAAGTTAATTTCGGCAGTAGCGGTAAGATTATTATTCGAACAAAACGATGAACAAGTTAGACAAGAGTTCTTAGACTCAGTTAATCCTATCTTAGATAGTATTAGAAGAGACAGAGGTTTGATTGACTTTAGAGTTACAGTTTCAAATACACCTGAAGATTTAGACTCTAATACGTTAACAGGTAAAATTTACTTGAAACCAACAAGAGCACTTGAATTTATAGATATTGAATTCTTGATAACTCCTACAGGAGCATCTTTTGAAGATATTTAATAACTAACTATATTTATATTAAGGAGGAGGGTTAATTCCCTCCTCTTAGCCAATTAAACGTTTAAACAAAAATAAAATGGAATTCAAGAAAAAAACACTTAACGAGTCGTTAAACGTAAAGTCTGACGGAAAAAAGTCTTTTTCTAAAAAACCTCAGAATATTGTTATATCTGAGTCACAATTAGAAAGACTAATGGTAAAAATTAATAAGAAAAACTAAGTAGAAAGATGAGTTTAAAGAAGGTTATTAGAGAATTTTATCACGAAAAAAAATTACAAGAAGGGTTTGACCCTGAAGGTAATCCCGATTTAAAGTATTATGCTTTTGATTGGGATGATAATATTGCGACTATGCCGACACAAATCATACTTTTGTCCGATGAGGACGAGGAGGTGGGAATGTCAACAGAAGACTTCGCCGACTATCGAGGTATGATTGGTAAAGAACCTTTTGAATATAAGGGTAAAATGATTGTAGGGTATGCCGATGACCCTTACAGAAATTTCGGAGTTAAGGGTGATAACGCCTTTATAGTGGACTCCCTATTAGCAAAACCAGGTCCATCGTGGAATGATTTTGTTGAAGCGATAAACGGGGGGTCAATTTTTTCAATAATCACTGCAAGAGGTCACACACCATCGGTATTACGTGAAGCGATTTATAATATGATTGTGACTAACCATAACGGTATTAGCAAGGAGTCTTTAATTGACAATCTTAAAAAGTATCGTAATATGTCGGGTGACGAGGAAAAGGATTCGTCCGTAATGATTAATGATTATTTGGATTTAAATAAATACCATCCTGTAACATATGGTGAAGGTAACGCTGCTGACCCTGAAGAGGGTAAAATTAAAGCTTTAAGGAGTTTTATCGCGTATGTGAAAGAAATGAGTGAAAGAATTGGTAAAAAAGCCTTTCTTAAAAATGATATAAAAAATAATTTCATACCTATGATTGGGTTTTCTGACGATGACCCAGGCAATGTAGAAAAGATTAAAGCATTTTTAGATAAAGAATATAAAGATAAACCAGTTAAAATGTATTTAACTAAAGGAGGAGATAAAAAAGAAGTATAATTATTATTATATTTTATTTGCTCTAGTAGATTACTGAAAAAAAAATAAAAGTAAATAGAAAAACTTTTAAACTGGATATTTATAATTAAATAAACTAAAGAAATATAAAACCAAAATACAATGGCAGACTTATTAATGAAAATGCCCGTTCCCTATGAACCAAAAAGGAAGAACCGATTTATACTATCGTTTCCATCTTCATTGGGTATTAATTCTTGGTATGTTGAGTCTACATCAAGACCTAACATCCAAATCGGGTCAACAGAGATTCCTTTTTTAAACACCTCTACATACGTAGCAGGTAGATTCGTGTGGAACACGATAAACGTTACATTCCGTGACCCAATTGGACCATCAGCGTCACAAGCGTTAATGGAGTGGGTTAGATTACATTCAGAGTCCGTAACAGGACGTATGGGATATGCTGCAGGTTATAAGAAAGACTTAGACCTAGAGATGTTAGACCCAACAGGTGTGGCGGTTGAAAAATGGATTCTACAAGGAACATTTTTAACTGATGTTAATTTCGATAGTTTAGGATATAGTGATGATGCGTTAGCTACTATTACAGCTACATTACGTCCTGATAGATGTATTTTGGTATACTAATATAAAACAAGTATTGATAATAAACCAATCAATTGTATATTTAAAACCATAGAGGTCATTGAACTTCTATGGTTTTTTATTTAAATAAACTATTATGGACCAAGGAAAACAATACGGACAAGCAAATATGAATTTACCACACGATGTGGTACCATTACCATCGCAAGGTATTTTTTACACTAATAAGAAAAAATCACTTAAAGTCGGTTATTTAACCGCTCAGGATGAAAACTTATTATTATCTAATTCAGGAAGTAAAAACTTAGTGATGACATTACTAAAAAATAAAATTTACGAACCTGATTTTAATGTTAACGAATTATTAGATGGGGACGCCGAGGCGGTATTAATATTTTTAAGAAATACTGCGTTTGGTTCTGACTATAACTTTGTATTAAAAGACCCAAAAACAGGTAAGGATTTTAATTTTAAGGTGGCTTTAGATGAATTAAACATTGAAAAAACTAAGATAAAACCTAATGAAAAGGGATTATTTGAATTTAATTTACCAAAAACAGGTGTCAATGTTGTATGTCGACTTTTAAATATTCAAGATACTAATGAGTTATCTGAATTACCTGATTTATACCCTGACGGAGTAACGGTACCTCTTGTTACTAAACGGTTAGAAAAGTTAATCATTTCCATAGATGGGGATGAAAATAGAGAAAAAATATCAACCTTTATAAGTACGCTACCTATTATGGATTCAAAATTTATTAGAAACACAATGAAAGATTGTGAACCTAAGTTGGACCTTAATAGAACTACTACAGCCCCGTCAGGAGAAAAAGTGACTATGCGTATCACTTTTGGGGCAGAGTTTTTTCGTCCTTTCTTCTAACTATAGGAAAATTATGCTCGATGAGTTCTATTATCTAAGTAAACATGTTAATATGTCTTACTCAGACCTACAATTAATGCCCACCTTTGAGAGAAAGTTTTTTATTGATAAACTTTCATCTGAATTCCAAGAAAAAAACGAACAGATAGAAAAACAACGACAGAAATCTAGATAACTAATATTTATAGTAAACAATTATATCTATGTACCAATCTGATGATATGGAAAAAGTAACGGGTAATATTGCTACTAATATTAAAATAGCTGATATTTCCCTTAAAGCTTTTGCTACAAGTCTTAAAAATAGTTTTACCGAAATCCAATCGGTGATTAACTCCGTGGCGGGTTACAATACTCTAGCGGCAAATACTGCTAGGGAGGTCATGGGTTCGACAAGGGTAGTTGGAAACGCCATACAAAAAGCATCTGCTGCCGCCGCAGAAAATACTTTATTAGTTGGAAAAGGTGTTGAAGATAATATTAAATTATATGGGGCTCTAAATGAGTCCATGATGAGATTAACATTTTTCTCTGACAAACAAATTGAGTCATTTCAAATCTTAGGTTTTACCGCTAATATGTCTGCCGCGGAATTAGCTACTATGGCGACTTCATTTGATACATTAGGTTATACAACCGACAAAACATTGGAAACAATGGAAGGTATGACAAAACAGGCTCGGTCATATGGTTTAAATGTCTCAGAATTTATGGGTGGTATTAACAAGAATTTAAAGTTAATGACATCATATAATTTTAAAGATGGCGTGAAAGGTCTTTCTAATATGGTTGCACAAGCTCAATCTTTAAGAATTGATATGAGTACAACTGTTAGTTTAGCTGATAAATTAATGTCCCCTGAAGCCGCGATTGAAACCGCCGCAGGTTTCCAAATGTTAGGTGGTGCCATTGGTAAACTAGGTGACCCATTCCAGTTACTTCACATGGCTCAAACGGATATGGAAGGTCTACAAGATAGTGTTGTTGGTATGGCAGCGGCATCGGTGAATTTTAACGAAAAAACGGGTGAATTTGATATCCCTGTTACTGAGATGTATCGACTTAGAGAGGCCGCGGATTTAGCTGGAATGGGTTACCAAGAGATGACCGAATTAGCTATGAAGGCAGCTCAAAAAAATAAGAAATTAGATATATTAGGTAATCTTAGTGGTGTAAGTGATGAACAAAAAGAGTTAATTTCTAATCTTGGTAAGATTAATAAAGACGGTAATATTGATATTACTATGCCTGATGGGACACTTAGACAAATTGGTCAAGGTTTCAATGATATGACAGCTAATGATTACACGGCATTAGAAAAAGTTGTAGCTAAAGATGCGATGAGTGAACTAGATGTCGCTAAAAAATCGATGGGATATCTCAATGAAATAGCCGCGGCTCAATCAGTTCTAACGAATATGACTAGACTACAATTAGCACAAGGTGACGGTTTTACAGATATCGCGGAAGGTTTAGTAACGTCTAGTACCAATGTAATTGACTCTCTTAAAGGTGAGAACGATAAAGGTGAAAGAGGTAAAGGAAGAAGGGCACAAGAATTTTTTCAAATACCTGATAAAGTTGTCGAAGCGTTTTCTTTGGGATTAAGTCAATTAAAAGTAAGTCCAGACCAGGCCGATGAATTTGCGGATGCTGCGTATGGGTTTATTCA